TTCGGCTAGAGCGGATGCTGGCTGGCATGTTGACACGCAAGCCGGTCAGATTAAACGATGTATCTGATCTGGTCCGCGAACAGCTATTTGACGTAGACCTTTTAGGTAACGACCTTAACGTCTGGACCTATGAAACCGCACGCAAGATGGTGCGTTACGGGCATGTTGGCGTGCTTGTGGATGCACCTGCTGCTGGTGAAAACGGAAGACCGTATTGGTGCAGTTATACGCCGCGTGACATCCTAGGCTGGCGCACTGAGCTTAAAGATGGAGCACAGCAGCTCAGCCAACTGCGGTTGATGGAAAAGGTGATCGTTGCCGATGGGCTTTACGGCGAAAAGGAAGTTGAGCAGGTGCGTGTCCTGACGCCCGGTGGTTTTGAACTGCACCGCCGTGATGAAAAGTCTGGCGATTTCCAGATCCATGACAGCGGCACCACAACGCTAGACGCTATCCCCTTCAGCGTTGCTTACGCTAATCGTGTCAACTTTATGGAATCACGCCCGCCGATGGAAGACATCGCGGAGCTAAACCTCAAGGCGTATCAAATCCAATCAGACCTAGATAATCAACTGCACATTTCAGCAGTGCCGATGCTGGCATTCTTCGGCTTCCCGTCTAGCGCCGAGGAAGTATCCGCTGGTCCTGGTGAGGCTATCGCCTTCCCATCAGAAGGGCGGGCAGAGTACATCGAACCTAGCGGTAACAGCTTTGAAGCGCAGTTCAAACGCCTAGAGCAGATTGCCTATCAAATCAACGAGCTAGGCTTATCTGCTGTGCTTGGTCAGAAGCTATCGGCTGAAACTGCCGAGGCTAAGCGTATTGACCGCAGCCAGGGTGATTCCACCATGATGGTGATCGCTCAAAATATGCAGGATCTGATCGACAACTGCCTGTTCTACCACGCTCAATACCTAAACATCCCTGAAGCTGGTAGTAGCTTCGTCAACCGCGACTTCCTTGGTTCACGCCTTGAACCGCAGGAAATCCAGTCGCTACTGCAGCTTTACACCGCTGGCACTATCACGCAGAAAACACTCCTCGATCAGCTCAGCGAAGGCGAAGTGCTAGGTGATGAGTTTGACGTAGAAGAGGAACTGGAGGCTACGCAAAACGGCGGGCTGATTGAAATGGCGCAGCCTGAGCCACGGGCAATGCAACAAATGCCTGAGGAATCGTTGGATGACGAGTCTGACGAAGAAATCCCGGCATGATGTAACCATGCTGATGTGGCTGATGATGGGCGCTTTCAAGAAACCACGCAAGCAGCAGTTGTCTTGCGTGCAGGGTACGCTGCCGCCTAATTTATTTGCCATCGTTAGGGTGTCATGGTTTAAGCAGGGCAAAATCTACGCTGTAGAAGAAATGAGCATTGAAGATGCTGGCGATGATACTGGTGAGGCAGTATTGGGGCTATTCAAAGAAGCGTTAAAACAAGGCGCAGACGTGCATTCAATTACAGCTTGTCATCCTGCTGATATTGGGATAGATCCGTGAGCACACCAGCTAGCCTCTACCGTAATGCCATTGATCTGAACCGCTACAGCAATAGCGTTGCGCGGCGTATCATCAACAGCTACAACGACATCATCATTGATGCCGTAAACCAGCTACGCACCATTGATGAGTTAGCAGCGCCGGTTAAGGCTGCCAGGCTGCGTGGCATTTTGGCGCAACTAAAAGACAGCCTTGCTACGTGGGCAGGTGATGCAACCGAAATTACCGCAGCAGATTTGCAGGGTTTAGCCTTGTTGCAGTCTGAGTTTGTTACCGATCAACTGCGTCGCGCTTTGCCTGCTGGTGCTCGTGATGCAGTTCGCACCGTAGAAATCAGCCCGCAGTTTGCGCAGTCGGTCGTCACCACAGATCCAACGCAGATCAACGTTGTAACACTGAGCGATGATCTGTTTGCCGCTGTACAAGGCGCACCGCAAACCTACAGCTTGACCGCTGCTAAGGGTGCCACCATCACGTTGCCAAATGGACAGGTTGTACAAAAGGCATTTCGCGGCATCTCCGTTGATCAAGCTGAGCGTTTTGCACAGGTTGTACGAAATGGGCTTTTGACTGGCGAACCAACGCCTGCTATTGCCAAACGCCTGATCGGCAACCTACAGCTAGGTGAAGCTGGCAGCGTCAGGCAAATTACTCAAAAAGGTGGTGAGTTAACGCAGGCGACAAACAATCAGGTGATAACCCTAGTGCGCACTAGCGTCAATCAAGTAGCCAACGCTTCCAGCCAGCAAGTGTATGAAGCCAATCAAGACATCACTCAAAAATATCGTTATGTGGCAACACTGGATACCCGCACCAGCAGCATTTGCCGTGCATTGGATGGTAGAGAGTTTCCATACGGCAAAGGTCCAACACCACCGCAGCATTTCAACTGCAGATCAACCACAGTGCCAGTTATCGATTACGACGAATTAGGCTTCACTCCACCACCCCCAGGCAAGCGTGCCAGCATGGATGGTCAGGTGCCTGCTGATCTGTCCTACGGTCAGTGGCTAAACAAGCAAGACGCTGCTACCAAAGCCGAAGTGTTAGGCAAAGAACGGGTGCCATACTTCAACAAGCTTGTAGAGAAATATGGCGCCAAGGATGCCATGGCCAAACTTGTCCGCGATGATGGCAGCGAACTAACCTTGGAACAGCTCAGACGACGCTATGGATCTGCCCAGTCTTAGGCACTTCAAAAACGAAGGCATCTTCCATATCAAAAGCGACACCGTAGAAGCACTGCACGGTGAAGCATGGATTCCCGCTATTTACACCGATAAGGGCTGGGCAACCGCTGATGGCTCTACACTGCTAACGGGCATCGAGGACTGGCGTTATGCCATTGAAGAAAGGCAAGAGCAAAAAGACAATTCAGGAAAACATCAAACGCGAAATCAAGGCGGGCAAACCGCAAAAGCAAGCGGTAGCAATCGCTTACGCAAAAGCCGGAAAATCACGCAAGCGGAAGGCTAAGTAAATGGCAATCGGTATCGGCTCTCGCGTTAGCTGGGTTTATCAAGGCGTTCGCACTTTCGGCAAAGTGACCGGCACTGCTAGTAAGCGTGCCACCATTACCACGCAGAGTGGCGGTCAGGTTGTCAGGCTGGCGCAGCCTGGTGATCCTGTCCTTGAACTCAAATCAGAATCCACTGGCGCCAAGGTTTTGAAGCTACGTTCAGAGCTACGTGAAGCGCCGCTCAAAAAGTGATAACCTTTAGGGTGCAATTTAACCCTGCGGGTTATCCATGTCCGAAGAAAACCAAACCGTAGAGTCTGCGGCTCCTACGGTTGATGCTGAAGCGTTGCAGCGCAGCGTAGAAGCTCTTGAGCGTAAAAACCAAGAACTGATCGCTGAATTGCGGCAAGCCAAGTCCAAAGCACCAAAGCTGCCGGATGGGGTAAACGTCGATGAGCTACTTGAGTTCAAGCGCAACTACGAGCAGCAACAGCTCGAATCACAGGGCAAGTACCAAGAAGCAAGGCAAGCTCTGGAGCAGCAGTTCCGTGAGGCGACGGCGGAAAAGGACAAGCGCATCTCAGAGCTTGAAGCCCGTGTCCGTGAGCTTGAGCTGCTTACGCCTGCTGTCAGCGCCTTGGCTGACATCGTGCATGATCCTGACTTGGTAATGAAAACCAAGCTGTCACCGGACAAGATCGAGCGTGAAGCTGATGGCACCGTCGGCGGAGTAGACGGCTACCAACGCACACCCGTACAAGAGTGGGCAAAGCAACTGCCAGCTTGGATGCAGAAGCAACCCAAGCCGCAAGGCAGTGGCGCACCTGTTGGTCGCAGTACTGGCGACATCCCAGCAGGCATCAAAAACCCGTTCGCACCAGAATCTTTCAACCTCACCGAACAGTCACGTCTGTTCCGCACTGACCGTGATTTGTACGAAAAATTGAAAGTAGCAGCGGGGCGTTAGTATTTATGTGTTCGCTCGTGATGGCTGCGCCACGCTGAGCCGAGGGCTGCGCCCAAACCGTAAACCAATCTTGAGGACTTGTCGTGGCGACTCTTCGCTCTGACATCATCATCCCCGAGGTATTTACGCCTTACGTCATTGAGCAAACCACTCAGCGTGATGCCTTCTTGGCTTCCGGTGTGGTGCAGCCTATGGCGGAGCTGAATGCCACCGAGGGCGGTGATTTTATCAACGTTCCCTTCTGGAAAGCCAACCTTTCCGGCGATTTTGAGGTGCTGACTGATTCCAGCAGCCTCACCCCTGGCAAAATCACTGCCGACAAGCAAGTTGGTGTGATCCTGCACCGTGGTCGCGCTTTCGAGGCTCGTGATCTTGCAGCTCTTGCTGCAGGTTCTGATCCTATGGCTGCCATCGGCGCCAAAATCGCTGATTACGTCGCTAACCAGCGTCAAAAGGATCTGCTGTCCTGCCTGCAAGGTTGCTTCGGCAGCCTGAACAGCAACACCAGCAGCTCGGCTTTCTTCGATCTTTGTATCGACTCCGAAGCTGCTGATACCCCCACTGCACTTAGCCCCCGTCACGTTGCTGAAGCCCGCGCCATCCTTGGCGATCAGGGTGACAAGCTGACTGCGGTTGCCATGCATAGCAAAATTTACTATGACTTGGTTGAGCGCAAAGCAGTGGATTATGTGCTCGCTACTGATGCCTCTGGTGGTGGTGCTACTGCTTCTGGCGGCAGCATTGCTCCTGCATACGGCAACGTGCAAGTGCCGACGTACATGGGCCTCCGAGTTTTGGTGTCCGATGATGTGCCTACTGCCGGTTCCGGCGCTAGCACTGAATACGGCACCTTCTTCTTCACCGCAGGTGCAGTTGCATCGGGCGAACAGCTCGCAATGCAAACTGAAACCGACCGTGACATCCTCGCTAAGAGCGATGCCATGTCGATTGATCTTCACTACTGCTACCACCCCGTTGGTGCTAAGTGGGGCGTTACCACGGTGAACCCGACCCGTGCTCAGCTTGAAACCGTGGCCAACTGGTCCAAGGTGTATGAGCTGAAGAACATCGGCATCGTGCGTGCCACCAACGTCTCCAACATGGACTGAGGAGGTACTTAATCATGGCTTCGATCTTCGAACTCAGTGACATCCCCGGCGGTCTTCTGCCTGGGCAAATGGGTCTGGCAGCTCCTACTGCTACCGCAACCCTGAGTGCAGCTAACAGCTACAACACCATCATCCGTGGTGTTCCTACTGCTGCTGCTACCTACACCACCGCTACCGCTGCTGCAATCGTTGCCGCTATCGGCGGTGACTGTGCAGTGGGCACCACTTTCATGCTGGTGGTGCTGAACGCATCGGCTGGCGCTAACACCATCACCATCGGCGGTGGTACTGGCGTCACCGTTAGCGGTGTGGCAACTGTTGCTCAGAATGCCTCCAAGGTTTTCCTTGGTCGTGTAACCGCCGTTGCTGGTGGCTCTGAAGCAATCACCCTGTACGGTCTCGGTAGCACTGCTGCTGCTGTTGCCTGATGGGTTTGTTCGCCTTCCGGCGACGCCAGGAACGTGAGGCTGCTTCTAAGGAGGCAGCCTCTTTTCCTATTGCTGAGCCCGCACCTAAACTTGAACTGACCACGGAACCTACCGATGGCAATCACAATCGACGCAACGGTAGGGGGCGCAAACGCAAACTCTTACCTGACACTGGCAGCAGCGGAGCTGATCATTGATGGCTTCGTGCAGGATGATGACGTTGTAGCTTGGGCATCGGCTACGACGGACCAAAAGAACCGTGCGCTGTTTTCTGCTACGCAGCGCATTGATCGTGAACGCTTTTTAGGTGCTCGTGCCACTGATACGCAAGCATTGCAGTGGCCGCGTACTGGTGTGCGAAAGCCTGATACCTACATCAATACCTACGCCGTAGGTTTCCCCTTCCGCATTACAACAGATTATTACACCGACTCCGAGATCCCTGATCGTATTGAGTTTGCTCAGTGTGTCCTTGCTGTTTACCTGAACAACAACAAGGATGGCATGGGTCTGAGCGGCATCGAGGATTACAAGTCGGTTGCTATCGGTAGCCTGCGGATTGAAAACGCAGGTGCTAGCGCCAGTGCTACAGGTGCTGATCGCGTGCCACCCATCTATGAGCGGTATTTGACCGGGCTTAGAATTAGTGGACCAGGTAACTTTGCAATCCGCCGGAGCTGATCATGGCCAGACATAACGGCATTGATCCTGCCTATAGCATCGGCGGGGATTTCGTGAATACCACCGACGCGCAAACTGGGCGTTGGAATCGGTTGGTGATCGTCAAAAACAATACCGCATTTGATGCAATCACCGCACAGAACTACACCGGCAATAGTCTTGTCGGAGAAGGTTTCCCCGCAGGTTTTGAGCTGCAGGGTGTGTTTACCGCCTTTACTCTTGCTACTGGCGGTTCTGTTATCGCTTACCGGATCTGATCATGGCAAAATCACACGGCGGCGCATCTGACGTTAACTACAGCATTGGCGCTGAAGTCATCAATGACACGGCTGCCCATACGGGTAAGTTCATGCACATCGACTTTTACGAGAACAGCACGATTGATGCGATCATTTCAACCAACATCACTGATAACAACTTCTCTGGCGCTTCAGTTGACCAAGGCGCTCACATGACTGGTTACTTTACCAGCATCAAACTACAGAACGGCGCTTGTATCGCGTATAAAATCTAATGGCACTTGCTACTTCGCTACGGAAGACTGCCTCTAAATTGATGGCAAAGTTTGGCGGTGTAGCAACCATTCGCACTGTTACAGCCGGTGCTTACAACCCAACTACTGGCACCGTTAGCGAAACCACTGCTGACACCGTGGTGCGTGGTGTGCTGGAGGATGTGAACCTGCGCGAGGTTAATGATCTGATTCAAGCGAGTGACAAGCGTTTGTTAATTGCTGCTGCTGACACAAGCGCAGTGCCTACAACCGCAGACGAAGTGCTGATTAGCGGCACGACGTATCAAATCATCCGCGTGACTACGATTGAGCAAGACAATACAGCAATCACCCACGAGCTGATCTTGAGGGCATAATGGCACGCACTATCAAGGTCGGTGATATTGGCAACTACGCTGAACAGCAGTTTGAAAAGCTGCTGCGTGTGGCGGTGTTGGAAACAGACAATAGAGTTAAACAGTTGAGTCCGGTTGACCTTGGTCGCTTTCGCGCTAGCTGGCAAGTAGGCGAAAACTCAGCAACTGGTGGTCGCAAGCCGAAAGGTAGCTATCCGCAGCAGTTACCGATTGAGCGCATCGGCTACAGCAAAGAGCGCATCGGCAACATCTACAGCGTGCATAATAATTTGCCGTATGCCGAAGCACTTGCCTCTGGTGCCGCTGGATCTGGCAGTAAGCAAGTTACGCGCTACAACCCAAGGCGCACCGTAACTACATGGGCATCATCCGGTGGCGGCAGCAGTATTCAAACTGATGGTCCTGGCTGGGTGCAAGGCATCGCCAAAGACATTCAAGGCTTCGTGCGCGTCAACGCTGACCGTATTGGGAGGACATCATGAGCAGCACTTTTAACGATGTTCGCGCTGCTATTGAAGGACGCATCGCAACAGAAATGGCGCTAGCTCCTGTTTATCCTGTCAGTTACCAAAACGTACCGTTCACACCGCCTAACAACACACCATGGGTGCAGGTGTTTATCCGCTTTGGCGACAACAATTACGCTACCTTGACTAGTCCTACTGTTGGCTTTAACCGCCAAACTGGTACGCTAGTTGTCAACGTATTTACGCCGCAGGGTCAAGGTACTGCTTCAAACTTCACCATTGCAGAACGGATTAAAGACCTATTTGATCGCGTCACTGTTGCCAGCATCATCTTTGATGCAGCCTCAGGGCCAGCGCAAATAACGCCCGCAGCACCTGAGCCTTATTTTCAAACTCAGCTAACCTTTACCTTTGAAGCCTATTTAGACTAGGCGTAGCCACTACCGTTCACAACATGGCTGTTACTGTTTTGTCCGGTACGTCCGGCGCCCTTTACTACAAGCCCGCTGGCACCACCGGAACCTTTGCCGAAGCCGGTGTCAACGTTGGCACTGATACCATCACCGTTGAGCCTTACCTGAATTTCAAGGTTGGCGATCCTGTGGTGTTCAGTGTCGTCAATAGCCAAACTGGTGGCGCCGGTACTGGCACGCTGCCTGCAGGCATTGCTGCTGCAACCACCTATTACGTCATCAGCTACACCGCGTCCTCTGGTGCATTGCAGGTTTCTGCTACTGCTGGTGGCGCAGCCATTACTATCACCGATGATGGTACTGCTGCAGCTCCCAACGAGTTTCAGGTTGCTTACGCGGATTATGCCGCTGTCGGCCAGGTACAAAGCTGGAGCTTTGAAATTTCACGTTCAGAAATTGATGTTACAACCATCGGTCAAACCGCTGGGCAGTATGCACCTTTTCGTGCTTACATCCCTGGTTTCGCTGATGGCTCCGGTTCTGCAACTGTGTACGTCACCAACGAAGACAGCGCACTGTCTAACCGCATGGTGGAAGACGTGCTGCAGCGCCAGCAAGTTGGTTGTGCCTTCAAGCTCTATACCGACAAGCAAAGCTCTGAAGCATTGAGCCGCTCCATTGCTATGGATGCTGTGCTGTTGACCGCTAGCCTGAACATCAACCCTGATGATGCTCAGCAGGTGGAAATCACCTTCCGCCCGGCTGGTGTACCAACCTTCGACTTCAGCACTTCCGCTTGATAGTTGAACGGCTCCAGCGTATGCTGGGGCCACCTACATTTATTTCATGGCATCATCCGCACTGGCACGTCTTAAGAAGGCTGCCAATCTTGAGCCAATCAAGCGTGTCGTCACTCTTGGCAATGGCGACACGTTTGAGTTTTACGCTACGGCGTTGACGATGGCAGAACGTGAGCGGGCGCAAAAAATGCCTGGCGGTGACGATCCCAATGGTTTTGCTTTGAACTTACTGGTGACTAAAGCTGTAGACGATGCTGGTCAGCGCTTGTTTCAAGCTGGTGAAATTGCTGAACTGAAAAACGAAGTGCTTGACAGCGATTTGCAAGGCATGATGCTGGCAATCATTACCAACCCTGAGGAAGCTGAAACCGATATGAAAAGCCCTGAAAAGGGAACTAAGTAAAGACAACCTCTTGCTGTTACAGCTTGGCGTTGCGAAAGAGCTGGGCTACACACTAGCCCGGCTCAACCGTGAAGTAACACTAGAAGAGCTATTGATCTGGTCCAGTTACTTTGATCTGCAGAACGAGGAGCAAGATCGTAGACTGAAGCAACGCCGTAGGTAAGTCGTGTCGGTTGTCGCCAACGTTGCCATCAATGTTGACAGTCGTGGCGCGACACAAAAGCTGCGGCAAGTGCAATCGCAGTCGCAGGCAACCGAACGCGCAGTTAACGGGCTTGGCGCTGCGGTTGGCAAGTTAGCAGCAGCATTTAGTGCTATTCAGGCTGCCAAATTTGTTTTTGTGCAGACTGCTGAGCTTGAAAAGCAAACACGTAGCCTTGAGGTGTTGACTGGCAGTGCAACAAAAGCTGCGCAGATTATCAAAGAGCTAAAAGATATTGGTGCTGTAACACCATTTACTAGCACGGAGCTGATTGATTCGGCTAAACGGCTGCAGGCTTTTGGCGTACAGACGAACAAGGTTGTTGAGACTACGCGCAGACTTGCTGACGTAAGCGGCGCTACTGGTGCTGAGCTACAAGGCTTGGTGACTGCCTACGGCCAAGTGCAAGCCAAAGGCAGGCTGCAAGGTGAAGAACTGCTGCAGTTCCAAGAACGCGGTGTTGCATTGCAGCAAGTGCTGCGCGAGGAATACAAGCTAAGTGGCGAAGAGTTCCAAGATGCACTAAGCAAAGGCCGGATTAGTGCAGAAGCGGTTGAATATGCCATTCAAAAGTTAACTGATGCTGGGGGCAAATATGCCAACGGTGCCGTTGCACAAAGCGATACACTTGCCGGTCGGTTGAGCACATTGCAAGACGCAGTACAAAACCTAGCGCAACGTTTGGGTACGATCCTTGCACCAGCGATGCAAAGCATCCTTGGGCTTGCGATTGATATTGCCAATCAAGTTAACAATGTTTTTGAAACGATTCTATTGCAGCGACAGTTAGGTGCAAATCTTGCACCGGCAATGCGTGATCGGCTGTTTAAGCAAGCCGGCGAAGAAGCGCTGCAAATTGCCAAACTACGCGGTGGAAGAAATGCGGGACAGTTTGGGCGCAGTGGCGCAATGATTCGTTCTGAGGAGTTTCAAAGACTCCGCGAAGAACGCTTTCGCGATTTGATGCGGACATACGGTTATCAGCAAGGTATCATCACGCCACCGACTGCTGCACCGCCAACTGCTGCTGCGACACTGCCTGGCTTGATGGAAGCAACTGGCAAAGGGAAGAGCAAAGGCGTTGACAAAGCAGCGCGTGAAGCCGAAAAGCTTGCGCAAGAAATTCAGCGTTCACTTGAGTTGGGCAACCGTCTTGGCACTGAGTTTTCACGGCAAGTATTGCTATTAGACGAAGCAAATGAGATTGAGCAGAAACGCCTGCAGATTCAGTTTGACTACGAAGATCGCGCTAGGCAAATTGCAGAGCTAAAAAACGCAGAACAGCGCATCAATCTTGATCAACTTAATGATGAAATTCGCAGGCTAGAAATCATTGATCTTCAAACCGAGGCGCTGAAAAAGCAGGCAGAGGAAGCAGAAAAGCTATTCAAAAAAGCACTAAGTGAAACTGAGTTTGGCGTGGCAGGTGAAGGCACAGTTGCATCTGGTTTGACTGACGCAATTACCAAGCTCAAAGAAGAGCTAAACCCAGTCAAGCTACAAATTGATACAATCGTCAATGGAGCGACTGCTATAGGCGACGCTTTCAGTACGGCATTTGGCGAGGTAATCACTGGCGCCAAATCAACACAGCAGGCACTTGCCGATGCGTTCAAAAAGATTGGCGATGCTTTTATCAGCATGGCAGTTGAAATTATTGCCAAGCAGATGACGCTAATCATTCTGCAAACTATCCTTAATGCCTTAAGTGGCGGTGGTACATTTGGCACTGCAAATAAAAACCTGACTGGAACTGGCGCACTGAAGTCACCTTCAGCTGTGCCCGGTCTCAAAGTTGGCGGTTATGCCGAAGGTGGATTTGTTACCGGACCCACCAACGCTTTAATCGGCGAAGGCGGAGAACCCGAGTACGTTATCCCCGCCAGCAAAATGCGCACCGCAATGGGTCGCTACTCAGCTGGCGCACGCGGGAAAAACGTCATCCCCGGCAATGGCGGCGAATCCGCTACCGCAGGCGGTGGTGTCGCCACAATGGAACCAATCGACGTGCGTTACAGCGTGGAGCGCATCAACAACGTGGATTACGTCACCGCTGATCAGTTCCAGCGCGGCATGGCACAAGCAGCCCAACAAGGCGCCGTACAAGGCGAGCGCCGCGCCATGCGCAGCCTCAAAAACAGCGCCGCCACACGTAGAGGAGTTGGCATCTAATGGAATACGCCTACGGTCACCTGCTCGACATTGGCCCCAGCGGTCAAGCGGCGCAGTATCGCTTCCAGAACTACGCCATCGGACAAAACGTTAACGGTTACCTGTTTTTGCCGTTTGGTTTTGGTGGCGCTGTCGCAACGCTGCAGGGTGACAATCTGGATGCAACGTTGCAGTTTGCCAACACTGACATGACGCGCAGTTGGATTACGGAAGCGCTCGATAACCTGTGGGTTGCCAAGGTTACTACGGTGCTCTGGGAGCCTTCATCTGGGGCTGTTCAGAGCACCCTTTACACCTACTGGGGTAGCTGCTCTAGCGGTGGATGGGATGAAACTGCAATTCAAATGAGCTTGAACTCTGTATTGGATGCAGTGCAGGCGAACATCCCAGGCCGCCGGTTGCACCGTTGGCAAGTCGGCAACATCCCGTTTACGGCACAGATCAGTGTGTGAGCACCTGATTGGACGACGTTACAGCTACGGCGATGCCGACTGCATCCACCTTGTGATCGACGCATTGCAGCTGATGGGCATGAGTCCGCCGGCAGTGCAAACCAGCTGGTACGCAATGACGCCACGCCAAGTATTGCGCGAGCTTGAACAATACTGCTCTCGGATTGACGCGCCCTCCTACGATGGAGACATTGCGCTGCTGACGGCAGCACCGTTGGCATTTGGGGTTACATGGCAGACCGGGATTCTGTACATCAACCAGCAGCTCAAGGCGGTGGACTGGAAACCGGCGCACGCCCTTACAATCCGCCGCTCCTACCGTATGAAATCGCGCTAATCGAAGCGCTGGGCTGCACTGAACAGGAATACCGTCAATTTGTCCGGCACGCACAACTGCAGGCGCGTGTGCGTCCGGCGGAATATGCGCACATTCCTAATGTCGTAAACGACCCGTTAACAGTAGCCATTGTCAGCTTGGTGCTGGGCGTGGCATCAACTGCCGTCAGCATTTTGCTGGCACCTAAGGCACCAGCGCTTGAAACGCCCGCCAAGATCAAAGGCAAAAAGCTCGCTGATCAAATCGGCCCCACACGTTTCAACCAAACCACCAGTTTCGATAACGTCAGCAGCCTTGCGGAATACGGCCAGCCGATTCCAATTCCATTCGGCAAACGCGGCACCGGAGCTGATGGTGCGCTAACTGGCGGCTTGATTCTTGCACC